CTAATGAGTTGTAGCTGTTTTGCTTCTGGCCAAGTTCCGCGATCACCACGTAGTCCCCGATTAGTGTTGAGGCGTGGGCTGTGCCGTTACCTCCTTTTCCAATGTAGGTCCAATCGTCATTAACCGCACCCCCCGACGCGCCTAGATTTGGCATACCTAGCGAGATCACTGTAGAGCCACAACGTGCGCGTGGCCAAAGTTCGCAATGCTGGTCACGTACAACATAAAGTCTTCGCCGTTTGTTGTGGACACTGTGTCGCCTGATACCGCTTCAAAACCTGAGAATGTGATCGTTCCTGCGGATGCGCCATTGGTAATCAATATGGCCAATGAGTAGCCCGTCGCGTCAGCAGGGGCCGCGAGTGTGAACGCTCCATTGCCAACAATCCTTTTGAAGTTCCCGTCAGTTATTGTGGGAGTGTAAGTCCCAGACGATTTTGTACCGTCATCATCAAGTGAGGAAGTGAAGCCGCCTGACAATGCTGCACCCGCAAGTGGCACCATGGCCCCTAGCTGTGTCTGTATCGCAGAAGTAACACCATCAACGAAATTCAGCTCTGCTGTTGTCGCCGTTACACCGTCGAGGATATTTAACTCCGCCGTTGTCGCCGTCACCCCGTCAAGGATGTTTAGCTCTGCTGTTGTCGCCGTCACGCCGTCGAGGATATTTAACTCTGCCGTTGTGACCGTCACCCCGTCGAGGATATTTAACTCTGCCGTTGTGACCGTCACCCCGTCGAGGACATTTAACTCCGCCGCGCTTACCGTAACCGCCACGCCAGCCACCTTCCAACCAGATGTCAGGTTTGGCTGAATGCCCGTCGTTCCGTCCAGCAGGTCGTCGATCGCGTCTAGTGACGTGTTAATCTTCGCGCCCCAAGTATCCTCAGATGCGCCGACCTCTGGCTTGACCAGGCTAAAAGTTGTTGTGGTTGTATCTGCCATTTATTTACCCTTTTTCGTTGTCGGTTTCGGTTTACGCTTGACGGGCTTCATAGGTTTATAATTCACGTCAGCACCTCGATCATTGTAAAAGTCATTTAAGCCACCTCGCTCCATAATTCCGTAACTTTAGATTGGTCCGTCCATGTTTCTGCATTGGCTGACTGGTCGGTCCACGTTTCAGCCGTGTCAGCCTGCGCGGCCCAAAGAATACCGCCACTTGCCGCCACTGTAACAGACTGTTGCGTATTTACACCACCTATTAAAGTGATACCCCCAAACGCTGTGGATGTGGCCCCTGCTGCTGCTAACGCCGAGGCGTTGCCGACCACCACCGCATGGGACACTAACGTAGATGTGCAGTCAATTGACGCACCCGCCACAATAATAGCCACACCATTCGCAGCCGCAGTAAGCGACGCATCCACAATCGCACCAGTGTTAGCCGTAATTACCGCGCCTGTAGATGCCGATGTAGAACAGGCAGTCGAACCACCACCTTGCATTGTCGCAAACGCAGCCGCCGAAACGGCAGACGCGCAGGCTGTTGAAGCCGCAACCTGTATGATGATAACGGTAGCGCAAGACGTTGACGCAGCGCAGGCAGTTGAACCGCCACCTTGCATTGTCGCAAACGCAGCACAAGACGTTGACGCAGCGCAAGCTGTTGAGGCAGCCGCATCCTTGACTGCCCCGTCTATTCCAAACAAGCGTGTCCCGAATGTACCTGTGCCAAACCCTGTGCGGTATGCTGTCATTAGGTCAGCGTTAGATCAAAGTCACCCGCTGGAACGCGGAAGATGTCGCCCGTTTCGATTGCCTTGCTTGCAGTGAGCGTAGCATAAGCAAGCATGTTACCCCCTGTAGAAGCGTCGAATACAGCTACGTGCGTGATTGTACCCCAGTTCCCCGTAGCCGCGTCAAACTCGACATTGCCACTATTCGTGGCCAGATTGCCGGAAACCGCAAACGGCATAGCTTCACGCCCGTAAGCATCCCCCGAAAGCTCGGTGCCGCCACCTGTTTCACCCGGCGCAGATGTGAATAACCCAAGGTGCCATTGAGTAGGCCGCGCCGCTGTGCCAGTCGTGAATAACCATGTTAGGGCCAGCGTTTCCGCCGTGTTCGTAAAGCTCATTTCAGTAACTCCTGATTTTCATGCGACGGCCTGAACCGCCAAATTTTGCTGTCTCGCCGTCACGATTGATGGCATCAATACCCTGCTGATATAAAGCCGCCCACCCTTGCAGGCGCGCGTCGTCTTTCAGATACATAGCCGTGTGCATCAAAGCGCCGTATAGGTACACGTCGGGATGATACGTCAGAATCCAGTTTGCTGCAACGCTGTCAGAAAGAGGCGCAACCCGCCCGAAATAGTAAAGCTCCATATTGTAGGTGCCATCCGGCACGGGATACACTTCAATCTCACCCGCTGTGATTGCGTAATAAGTTGGCGATCCTGATACGTTCGACGCCTTGCGCTTGCGATCCAGCAATTCCCACTGACTGATAAGCTCAAGGGGCTGCGTGTCTGTATCCGTATTGTAAAACCGTATGGCCTCAATAAAGTCAGAAGGCAGGGCGCTGTACTGTGTGTTGATTTCAGCCGTGCTGCGCTTTTCCTGTCGCCAGTGGCGTATCTTGCGCTGCATGTCAGCCTCACCAAGCGCAATAAACGACGGCACGGATGCTGTCAGGTCATCGCGGTTGAGAAAGTCGCTGATTGTCGCCTTCAATTCTGTGTATGTCGTGATGGTCATTCTAAAAGCCCTCGTCGTTGTTGATCTCTGCGCCTAGATGATATATAATTAAACTTTAAAATAGGTGGTATCATGTTCGACAAAGAAACCCAAAGAGAAATAATCATGCTAAAAGCCAAAGACCTTGAAATGAGCGACGAAGCCCTTGAAGCTCTGGACGCTACAGTTTGCGCAATGCTCGGAATTAAAGACCCTGAACCGCTCATTCTTGAAGTCTAGACATATAATTCAAGATGCCCTCCAATACTTGGGGTGTTATCTCTTGCGCGGGGACTTTTGTCTTGATCGCGTGCGTTTTGTGGGCCGAGGTCAACGGCTGCCCTTTCTTCGTCAACTTACCCTCCATGCTGTCATAGACATCGCGGAACAATAGCCCCTGCGGGACAGGCGGAAGTGACCCTAGATAGTCTCCTGAAATTTGAGAATTATAGGTGCCGTGAGGAACGCTTGCCCCCTGCTGGTTTCCCTTTGGGTTGTTAAACATGCGGGGAGCGGATGTGTCAATTTTAGAAACACCCATGCCAAACATACCGGGCTGCATATCACGCTGCGCAACGTCCGTTACCGCATAACGGCCAAGCCCCATGTCTGGGAAACCCCCCGCCTTCATGGGTGCTGTGTCAGCCAGCCTGATGAACGCCTTGCGTAATGGAGAAGATGTCGTCTCCAACCATTTGCGGAGGTCTGGGGAGTTTACGCCAACAAAATTTGGGTCGGCAGACTTCATGATGCCGTCGAACTCCACCGCAGTGGCCCTCGGTATTCCCTTGGCTTGGACCAGCTCACCAACAGATGCGCCAGTCATCGTTGCGAAATCATTGGCGTCTGGTGACATGCTGCCCGTCATGCCGACAATGTCCCTATCGGGAAAGGCTTTTGCCGCCTTGTCTGCCGTGTCCGACAACCGTTTGGTTATGTTCTGATTAGATGCCCAAATCGCCTTATCCGCCTGCGCCGCAGGGCCGCGCATAAAGTCAACGCCACCCTCAGTGTAAACAGGCTTATCGAACTTTACATCGTTGACACTGTTGACCAACAGGCCGCCCGAAGTCCGATCACCGTAAAATGGGAGAACAACCTTGCCCTCCATATCTTCCCATGACATTGGTGTGCGAGCAAGATTAACCCCAGTGTCCTCAATACCGATATAAGCATCAGATAGATAATCATCCATCTTGACGTTTTGGTATTTCATGGGATCAAGGTCGGACTTTAGCGGTGGCCTGTTACCACCCGCGCCCAAACGAACATTACCGCCCATTGATCCCATTGCATTAGGGTCAACCTCAATGCGTCGTGCTAGTTCAGCACCCTTACGCCCCGCCGCCATCACTGGCCGTGCAAGGGCATCGCCCACGCCCGGAACAAGCCCAAGCAAACCAGCCCCCGCCATGATTGCCGCTGTCTTACGATCACCCTTGGCCAAGGCATTGCCTGCCTCACCGAACGCAAGAACGTCACCCAAGACAGGCACAAAGTCCTGCGATGACCGCATGGCATCAACGCTGCGTGGTGTATCCGTGCGACTGCCAAGCAACCCGTTGGCGTACAGGTCAGCATAACCGCCCTGCGGTGACGCGGTGCGATAATCAGTCTGTGGAAACAATGCGTCCCAAATACTTGCCATCAGTAACCCGTCACGCCTTGGGACCGTAGATAGTCAATGATCTGGCGCATTTCATCAGTTTCAACGCCCGGCGGATAAGGCATCCCAGCCTCACCACGTCCAGAATACACAGGCGCAGGTGATTGATACTGCGCAGGCTGTTGACCGCCAAACATTTCTAAAGGTGACGGCGATTGATAAGGCGCTGGCTGTTGGCCGCCGAACATTTCTAAAGGTGACTGTTGTGGCGGCACGTAGTTGTTGGTTGGCGCAGGCGGCTGCATTGGCGATTGCATTGGCGGTCGCATCTGCGGACGCGTTTCACCCATGCCGGATTGCCGATCAGCATATCCCGCAGGCTTCATCAATGCGTTGCCGATCAGAGATAAAAGACCACCCCCTTTAAATTGATCGCCTGTTTTGCCAGCGCCGCCGCCGTCAAACCGATCCATAAAATCAAGAAATTCTGCCATGATACCCCGCTATTTGTGCCATAAATAGCACACTATGCGATGCCGCGCAAGTTCCTGCGTATAGGTGCGCGTGTAACCTTGCGGTTGTAGCCTGTTGCAAACGTCATAAATGCATCAGCCCCGTTTGAGTTTTCGTCATGCAGTGGTTTATCACGCCAAACGCCCAGTCTGTCATTCCATTCTTTGCGATAATGTTTGAGCCTCGACAACCCCTTGGAACATGTCGATTCATCCCAGTCACAATTGGCGAAAACTGAACGTGCGCTTTCTATAGCCTCCATCTTGTGCGACACACGTTTCACAATCTCTGGACGAAAGCCCATTTCTTGAACTTCGGCCATCCTGCCGTGTTCAAGAAATAAATCCTGCCTATCACCATCGTGAGGCCAATAATGCTCATCCCATCCGGCATCATTATCCTTGGCCCAATCTTTCAACCAATTTATGTAGTGGGAAATATATTCACCGCTGTTTTCGTAATACCCAATGAAGCGATCACGTCCATTGATATTCTGGTGCAGCCATATTGCGTTTAAGTCATTGCGGCCTAAATCCCAAAACGAATTAACTTGGTAGCGCGGATCAAACGGAAAAGAGCCGATGCGCCCATGCTTGTTTGCGCTGGCCATCTGGTTCTCGAAATAAGCCCCTTCAAGCGCCTGCTCGAACGCTTCGTCGGGCGTGGATGGATATTCACGCTTCATTGTGCCGCCTTGCGTCTCCTCTTGGTTGACCCACCACGCCTTTTGCTCATCCGTTAGGTCAATGTCGTGGTCAATTTTCAGGTCGCTGAAATACTTATCATCCTCTGCCGTGAAGCGCACAACGTCTGTCGAATATGTGTAGTCGGGGTTTTCCCACCACGGATAAAAGTGCATTTTCCAGTCGCGGGATTGCAAAGAGTCGCCCCGATCCTTTCGAGACTTGGCTTTCTGCGTCATGTCAAAGAACGCGCCCTGTTGCCCTTCCGCCGTGCTTTCGATTGTTATCTGCCCAAATTCAGCCGCAGGGAATGACCCAGATATGATCTCCTGCGCCTTTGCTGGATAGCGTGCGCATATCTTGCCGAACTCAGAGACATGCAACCGTTGCAGTGTACCGCCACGCGCCGAGCTTGTCACAGCGACACTTGAGCCGTTAGATAGCGCCAGCGTGTCCGCAGCGTCGTTGACCGCCGCGACCTTGTCACGGATACCTTGCGGTAGCTTTTTGTATGGAAACTGGACTTTTGTTTTAAGAATTTTTTGCGCGTCTGGCTTTGTGTGTGCGATAATTGCTGTTGACCAATTAGGTGTCCACACACACTCGTCCAAACTTATCAGGGCGGCAAAGGTTGTGAAGCCAAGCTGCCGAGCCTTTAGGATGATGTCGCGCCCATGTATTTCGCTCATGAAGTCCAATTGCTGCTGATTAGGCTCAAATTTTACTTCTCGCCCCATCTTATCAACAATATAGTACAAATTGCACAGCCGCCAACGCGGGTCTTTATATTGGTCAACTCCCGCCAAGTCTCGCACCCTTTGCTGCAACGTGATCGAACAATTCCTTCATTGGATCGCTAATATCATGCGTTGCGTCAACTTGAACTGCGGACAGGTCAGGCAATGATTTACGCAACAATATTTCGATTGCTTTCATTCGCAAGGTATCAATCTCTAGTTTTTTGCCGGATTGTGGGCAATTTTCCTCAAACACGAAAGTATTCAACCGCTTAATGATCTGAGTTGTGCGGATCGCCTCGCGGCACCTTTCGTCCTGCTTTGGGTTTAATCTCGCTTTGCTATAAGCCGCCATCATTCATTCTCCTTTCCGTCAAGATACACCCCAACCACTGTTTTTGCAATGTAGTCCTCATCAACAGCGTCGAGTATCATTCTGGCAATCTCGTCAGCGAACGCGTCTTCGATTGCCCTGCGTGAGTAGATACCAAGGTCGCGGATGTCTGCTGGACCATATCCGTCTTCCAGCAGCATCCTGATACCGTCCATTTGCGCTGCGTGTGAGCCTGTCATTACCCGCCCTGCTTTCTTGACCGTGGACGCACCAATGGTTCAGGCGTGTAGCAGTGGACAGACCAACCGTCTTTGACCTCTGGATACCATTCCGGCATTGCGTCGCTGCATTCCATTGCCGTTGGATGCTGAGAAATAGGCAAGATCGTTTCCCCATTGGGTGCCAGCATGTAGAGAAGTGTTGCATAGATAATCACGCCGGTTTCTCCTCTGCTAAGTGGTGGATTGCAAATTGGCCTTCGGGCAGGTCATACGTGGGGGCAACTTTGGTAACATAATGGGGTTTTCCCCTTTCACTAAAAACAACCCAATATTCGGGGATCATCACGACTTCGATGAGGTCATCATCCTCAATACCCCACACCTGTGAAACCCAATCGTAGCCGTTAAATATTGCGCCATGTACGGAACGTGGGCCAGAACCATCAGTTGCATAAATTCGA